TTCTTGGACAAGGCATACGACAGCTTCCCGAATGCGAAGCTCACGAAAGTCGTGTACAATGGCGAAGACAAAGCACCAGTGAACTGGGATTTAGGAGGAGACGATATTCCATGGTAGGTGAGGTAGGCTTAGCAAAGATGGCAGCGCTCGACGCAGTAGGCGAAGACGAGATCTTCGAGCAAATCGCGCAAGGGCAGACAATGCAGCTACTCTGCAAGAAGTACGACATAGGCACGAAGCTCTGGTACAAGTGGATCGATAGCGTCGAAGGTCGCCGGGATCGATACAACGGTGCGCAAGCAGAAGCTGCGCACTTCTACGCGAACAGAGCGGTTCAGACGTCACAAGCTGCAACTCCTGACATGGTCAACGTCGCGCGCTTACAGGTCGACACGGACAAGTGGATCGCGTCCAAGCTGAACGCGCAGTACGACACGAGACAGCGTGATGTCGCGGTGAACATCAGCGTGACAGACTTGCACGCGGAAGCATCGGCGCTGCTCAACAGCGTGCAAATGAAGGACGTGATTGACGTGGACGCGGAGGACGTGAGCGATGGTTGACGGTGAAATCACACACTGGCGCAACACCGCGCACGCGGGCGCGCGCGTAACCGAACGAGCGTTCAATTGCAAGCTCGATCGCGTCGCCGCGTTGCAGCGGACACACAAGATGTTGTGGTTTGCGCTGAGCGCATATCTCAGGCCGAATAAAAAGCGTTATAAATCAACGGCTTACCAAAGTTTTAACATAATAGCTGTTATACGACTTGCGTTTAGCTATGCGCGAATTGCATGCCTCGGCGCGGCCGCGTTTTTGCCCCCCCTTCGATTTGCTGCGGCCCCCCGCAAATGCAATGACCCCAACACGCATCCCCGTTCAAAAATTTTCGGAGAACCCACATGAGCAACGATAACCCCTTTGTGAAATTGATGCAGCGCTACCGCGATGACCCGGTTGCCTTTGCGCGCGAGGTCATCGGCATTGAGCCTGACGAGTGGCAGATTGAGCTGTTGGACGCGGTTGCCGCGCCTGCGGTTCGGCGTGTGTCCGTTCGTTCTGGCCACGGTGTAGGGAAGTCGACAGCGGTTGCGATGGCTGCGATTTGGCACGTTTTGATGCGTGTACCGAGCAAGACGGTTGTGACGGCCCCCACGTCATCTCAGTTGTTCGACGCGTGTTTCGCTGAGATGAAAAATGTGGCCAAGCGGTTGAAGCCTCCGTTTGACAAGTTGTTGGAGGTGAAGAGTGATCGCATTGAGTTGAAGAGCCAGCCGGAGGCCACGTTTATTTCGTGTAGGACGTCCCGCGCCGAGCAGCCGGAAGCGTTGGCTGGTGTTCACAGTGAGAACGTGCTGCTGATTGCCGACGAGGCCAGCGGTGTACCGAACGCGGTTTTTGAGGCGGCTTCTGGATCTATGTCTGGGCACAATGCGACGACCATTCTCACTGGCAACCCGACGCGGAACACGGGTTTCTTTTATGACACGCACAATCGTTTGAAGGATGACTGGTACACGATGCATGTGAGCTGCGTTGATAGTCCACGCGTTGCGGAAGATTTTGTGTCGGACATGATGAAGCGATATGGCGAGGATAGCCCGGCGTATCATGTGCGTGTGTTGGGCAATTTCCCGCCTGCGGAAGAGGACACTGTTATTCCTGTGGCGTTGATCGATGCCGCGATGAATAACGATATACGCGTTCATGAGGATACGACGGTCATTTGGGGTTTGGACGTTGCCCGGCAGGGTGGCGATGCGAGCGTTTTGGCGAAGCGTCAGGGGCCGATTATACATCCGCTTACTGTGTGGCGAAATCTCGACTTGATGCAGCTCACGGGTGCTGTGAAGGCGGAGTATGACGCGTTGGCGCCGTCCAAGCGGCCGGCGGAGATTATTGTTGACAGTAACGGGTTTGGCGCGGGTGTGTTGGATCGCTTGCGGGAGCTGGGGATGCCGGCGCGTGGATTGAACGTTGCGGAGCGTGCGATGGCGAAGGAGACGTATTTGAATATGCGCGCTGAGCTGTGGTTTAAGACGAAGGCGTGGCTAGAGGGGCAGGACGTTAAGCTGCCTTACGATGATTTGTTGTGGGCGGAGTTGGCGGCTCCTCGTTATCACTTTACGAGCGCGGGCAAGATCCAAGTTGAGAGCAAGGAGGCGATGAAGAAGCGTGGCGTTGCGTCGCCTGACCGCGCTGATGCGATTTGTTTGTGCTTGGCGAATGATCACACGACGATGCATTACGGAACGAGTTCGAGCGGCTCGTGGAGCCGCCCGTTGCGTCGTGAGATCCGAGGTATTATTTAGAGCGTGTCGGCGCGTTTTATGCGTTCCCCGATCCACCGCATGACTGGCACCGCCATTGAGTTGCCCATCGCCTTGTATCGAGGTCCGTCCGGGCAATCCTCCGCGTCTTTGTTGCGCCACGAAATCTGCGTGTAGTTATCGGGGAAGCCTTGCAGGCGTTCGCACTCGATGGGCGTTAGGCGGCGGACTTGTAAGTTTTGCCTGATGCCGTACTGAATGTTGGACGTGTCGTTTGGTATCTGCGCGTTGAGCGTTGGGTAAACGTCACGCTCCCAGGCGTAGCTGTTTGACATCTCCGACGCAGTCCACGCCACCGCGGTTGTATGCCCCACCGATAGCGTCGGCGACACCTCTGGTGTTGACGCCGCCTGTGTGCCGCTCATCTCCGCGGGGAATGCGACAGGATGGATAACGCCTTCCTCAACATCGCGCGCCCCGATTGCGTTGAGGCCACGCGCCGTAAGCGTTCCTATAACGTCGCGTTCCACGATCAAGTGTCCGTTGTTTGCGGATTGGTGCGTGAGTTTGCCGCCACCGCATTGCGTATCTAGGGCGCCCGCTGTGGCGGGTGTGTGCCCATACACAAGCGGCTTGGTTTCGTGATCTGCGCCACCCATGCCATACGACGCTGTGATCGTGTTCACGGTCTGCTGCGCGGTGACAAGCGTCTCCGACCCGCCGCCTAAGTCTCCTCCTGCGGCTCTGATTGTTCCGACGCCTTGATGGTAGCCTCCAAAGCTGCTTGAAGTGTATCCGGCAGCTTCTTGTTTCGCTTCTCGGCTCGGCGCAGGATGCCCTGACATGCTTTCGCGCTCAAATAGAACCGCTGCGGCACGTCGCCAGTCTCCAAGGTATCCGACAACAAACACACGTCTGCGTCGTTGGGCCACTCCGAAGTATTGAGCGTCAAGCACTCGGTAAGCGAACCCATACCCGAGTTTGCCCAGCGCCCCGAGGAAGGTGCCAAAGTCTCGTCCTCCGTTAGATGACAAGACGCCGGGGACGTTTTCCCAGACCACCCATCTGGGCTTATACTTTGCAGCAATGGCAAGATAGGTGAGCATGAGGTTCCCGCGTGGGTCATCAAGTCCTTTGCGAAGTCCTGCGACGCTGAATGATTGGCAGGGGGTTCCTCCCACGAGAAGGTCAATTGGGTCATCGTTCCACTCCTTAAATTTCGTCATGTCGCCAAGGTTAGGCGTTTCTGGGTAATGGTGCTCTAAGACTGCGCTCGGAAATTTTTCGATTTCGCTGAACCACTGCGGCTCCCACCCGAGCGGGTGCCATGCAACTGTGGCGGCTTCTACGCCTGAGCATACGCTTCCGTATTTCATGTTCTGTCCCTCGGTCCTTTGACGCCGTAGCGCGTTTTGACTTGCTGGACGGCTTGGTGCGTCATGCCGAGCTCTTTTGCGATTGCGCGGTTTGTGAAGCCTTCTTGGATCATCTCGATGGCGATTTGGATGTGTTTACGCGCGCCTATGCGTGACGAGATTGTGCCTACGGTGCCTTGATTGATGCCGAGGTGTTCGGCGATTTGTTTTTGCGTGTAGCCTTCTTTCGTCATGCGAATGATGGTTTGTTGGCGTTCGACTTTGACGTGCTTGCCTTCGACGGACTTTTTCTTGTGTTCTTCTGGGTGGACGATTTGGTTGCCCCAGCGTTTGCGGAATGCTTGGACGTCGTTGCGCGCGACTTCTTTCATCATGTTGGCGACTTCGTCTTCGTTTGGCGTGCGTCCGTTTTCTTCGACGAATTTTGTTATTGCGTTCATATGTTGTACCCTTCTTTTCTGCGATCTGCGACAAATTTGCGTAATTCGTCTTTTGCGTACCAGTATTTGTTACCGGCTGACGGCGTTTCGCGTTTTACCCATGCCTCCATGCATCTGTCGACGTGTTGTCTTAGGTGATTGTATTCCGCTTCTAGCGCTGGTGTTAGCCCGTGTTTTGCCATTTCTACCTCCTTTTGGGATGAATTTCTCGATCCAGCATGGCGCGCAATAGTGGATCTCGTTTGTTATTGTTGTTGATGTATTTCCGCATTCTGCGCATGTGTTATTTTGCATTATTTTTTGTCTTTCCTCGAGGATTTTTTATGGGTGGTAGGTCGGCTGTGAGCGCGTCCGGGTTATTGCGTTTCCAGCGCGCGTTGAGGCCGATTGTGTGCGTGATTTCTGCAAGCAGCGCCTCGGCTGTGTCGTCGCCGTCCACGATTTCTTGCAAGCGATCTGCGATGTGAAAGATGCAAACTCTATCGTCGATCATGACGCTTCCTTCCTTGGCATGTGGTAGCTCTTTTTGACGCCGAATGCGGGGTGTCCAGCTTCGTAGCCGTGGACGTGGGTTTCGCAGCGGTTGCGTGTTTCGCTCCAGCGCGGGCGGTCCCATTGTTCTTTGGCTTTGCGCCAGTGCCCCCGGCGGAAGTGGAGGGCTTGCTTACCGCCTCCGCCTTCCTCGTATGGCTTGGCTTTGACGGGTTTGTCGACGTTCCACGACACGAGGTTCCAACTGTCGGGCGTAAAGCGTCCTGTGGCTTTGCGGAACGCTTGGCGCTTGACCATGCTGACGTCGCGTTTTGAGGGTGTTACGAAGCGTGGCTGGTTGATCGTTTGCAGCGCCATTGCGACGTGCCTTAGCTCCATATTGACAACGTGTACTGTTGCTTCTGGCGCGTTATTTTCTAAGTGCCACGCGTTCAATTCAAACGTGCAGTCATCATTGTAATTCACGATGTTTCCGAGCGGTTTGTAGCGGACCTCGTCCTCAAATGTTAAGCTGGAAACGTGAAAGTAACGCCCTTTGTATTCTGCTAAATCTCCTTTGTCTTGCCAAAGTGGCTCACAAATATACACGGTTTCTGTGTCTGGTATTTCCATACTGTAACCGCCCGCATATCCTTGACTTGCAAAGTACAGCCCGACAGTTTCAGCGGGCAAGATTACGTCGGGGTGCGGTGGCACATCAAAGTCAGGATATGCGTCGTCGCAGTTGAGGTAGATGTACTCCTCGATGTTTGAGCAATCAAAGTATTGCACGTCTTTTACGAGTTGATTTGCGAGATCGTGGCTGTTGAAGTTTTCACGCCCAACCCATTCTGGCCGTTGGGGCGGATACATGCGCAATTCGCGCACGATGTCGCGCACAAGGTACAGCATGTCCTGCTTTTTGCGTCGGCGTGTACTCGTATCTCTTGACCCGCGCCCGTGCGGCGTTTTGCGCCCATGTCCGCGTCCAGATAACTTAGGGGTGTGGCCGTTGCCCATGTGGGAGAAGTTAATGCGCTCCGCTAAGCTCATGTTTTCAAAATCGGGCTTCATATTGCTAATCTTTTTTATGGCATCACTCATCTTTCATTTCCTTAAGCTGTTCGTCCAAGTCGTTGATTTCTTCGAGCTGCTCTTCGAGCGTTTTTAGCTCTTTCTGGCGTGATTGCAGGATCATCTGGTGATGCGCTATGTCTGCGGACACTGTGCCGCTGCGCACGCCTTTGTTGTTTTCGTGGATCGTGTTGATGCGCAGCTTCTGGCGTTCGATGATTTGCTTTAGAATGCCGATTTCGTATTCGAGTGTAAGTTTATCCATTAGAATGGTGGCTCCTCTGCTTCGTGTTTTGGCAGCCACACGATGTCGACACCGTGTAGCTGTAGAATGAATGTTCGTAGGTCACTGGCGTACACGGCACCAATACCCGTAGACCATCTTTTCAGAACTGTCGAAGATGTCCTGCGGGACGCCGTCGGTGACTGCAACGAAGTGGCGCGCCTGACGCGCGATCACTGTGCCGGCTGGCATGTCAGAGCAACGCGCTTTGCGCCCACTAAACTTGGGCGCGCGGTGCCACATCCAGCCGTGCTCCAAGAGCACTAAGTGAAAGTCATCTTTCATGATGCCGTTGCGTACTGACTTTGGGCGACCGCTATCTTTGTTGGCTTGAGCCAAAACTTTATAGCAAGTGTCGTAGTCGAGATCGAGTGCGATGGCCATTGCTCTGACAGCACAGTCGCCTGCGGTGCCTTTGCGTCCTGACGCTTCGCGTCCGCCGTCGTTGTATATGAATGTAGACATGGTAAAACTCACTGTTTGTTAGTTATACAGTGTATATATGTTAACATGTCGTTAACATCAACCCCTAGATTGAGAAAAAATGCATTTTATGGCAAATTGTTTTTATGCGGCACCCATTTCCCGCTCGAGCCGCATAGAGCATCCTCAAGCTCCCCCACGCGTTCAACTCCCTGTGCGCGTGGGGTTTATTTTGAGCGATTTTCCTGTATTATGCTCATTAACGCAAAAGGAGATAGCAATGCCTGCGAAGAAAAAAGGACTTTACACCAACATCCATGCGAAGCGTAAGCGTATTGCGGCTGGATCTGGCGGGAAGATGCGCAAGCCAGGATCGAAAGGCGCTCCGACCGCAAAAGCGTTTAAAGCTGCTGCGAAAACCACAAAGAAGAAGGCGAAAAAGTAATGCCAAACATGAAAACATGCCCGACATGTCCAACGCCGAAGCAATACGCGAAAGCTGGAGTTTGCTTAGGTCGCCTAAAAAAGTCTATGTAGCATGGGCATTTTAGATGATCTAGCGATGGGCTTTGGTCTTAAAGAGCGCACCGAGGATTATGACGCTAGGACAGCGCGTACGATCGCTTTGAACGAGCAGTACGACAACGACATTGATCGTAGCCGCGCCCTCCGATCAAAGTCTTACGACGTAACGCGCGGCGGAGCGGCACAATACCTTGGCAGCCGTGGACGTGAGAACTACAACCCGCAAATCGCTCAGGACGATCGTCCGTTTATGCAGCGTTTGCTGCGATCGCCTCAAAGCGCGCCGAGCCCAACGTCATATGCGATTGGACCTGTTAAGATGGACCAAGCGTTAAACTTGCCGTCGTTTAGCCCGATCGGCATGTTTATGAATATCTTGTCTGGCGGAAATAGAGACGTTCCGACGGTAAGCGCCGACACATCACCGATGCGTGTGCGACCACAAAGTGGCTACAATCTTGGTGGCAGCGCTCAACCGGGGACGCGTTTTGACACGCGCACAGAGGCGGAGCCGATTGACTTCAGCAATGGCATCTTGGTCGAAGATCCTGCGACGATCGCAGCCAAGGAGGCTTTACTGTCAACGCCAGACGTTTATGATCCAAGCGGCGAATTTGGCTTGCGTGAAAATGGTGTTCTCGATCCGAACCTCGAGCTCATTACCGAGGGTCCGCACGCGGGCAAATATGTCGATAGAAGCGGCCGAATAAGGATGCCATAATGCCACGCAAGAAAACACCAGCTCGGATTAAATATGCCAACGGAACAACCTACACAGATGACAAGGGCGTTAAGCGTAAACGAACATCTGCGAAGGGCACCAAGCGCGGTGACGCGTATTGTGCGCGTAGTTCGGGCCAGAAACAAACTGAAAAAGTTAAAGTCAGACGCAAGGCATGGGGATGCCGAGGCAAGAAATCCGTGAGATCAGGTGGTAAGTAATGGACCCATTTCTGCGTAAGCTATATGTCGACCTGACGATGGATGAGGACAACGCGTACCGTCTGCGTGAGGATGACACCGAAGGCTATATGTACAGCGACAACACGATTATGCGTGCGTTGCGTAAGCTCGAGGCCGCAAAGGACGCAGACGAGTTTAGCTATCTTGTAAAAGCGATGCGTGAGTATGGTCCGCGTGCTGGTGCGTCTATGAACTACGAAACAAGCAACTACGCCGGCCAAGATTTCTTCGATGATAGATTGGCGGATTATCAAGAGGCCGGTCGACGCGGTGATATCTTGGGTCAGGGGAAAGCGATGGCGCGCGTTGGCATGGGATTGCTAAATCCGCTCAGTTCGGGCGATAAGCGCGCAGGCGTTACACGCGGATTATTACGTTATATTTCGGAGAGAGAGTGATGGTAGATCGTGCTGGCGAACAAAGATACGGGCGCGAAATCAACAGCCCATTTGCTCAGTTTTACGCAGCCAAACGTCGCCACGATGTAAATATGGCGTTAGCGAGACGTCGTCAGCACGCTCTTGGTCTGACGTCACCAGTAGGTGGTGCTAATAGTTTATCTGACGTAGGATTTAATGCAGCCAGCTTAGGCTTTGGGATACTAGATCCGATTTTTCGTGCAGCCGACAGTTTTGTGTCCGCCGATCGCGGTCTGATCCCGCAGGAAGACATGATCGGCGAAGCGTTAAATGTTACTGGTATTGCCACGGCTGGTGCAAGTGCTGTGCCTGTAAAGGGTCCGGCGTTGCGCTCAAACAATTTAAGCGGGCTTATCTCGGATGACACGCCACGAATTACTACAGAGCCCGAGTTTCGACCAGAGACGTATTATCACGGCACGCGCGCTGACATCGATGCGCTCGACGGCGTTC